ATTTACCAATGTGTGCGATATGCAACAAACCTGTAGAAAAGGTTGAGTCGATGTACGACATTGTTTACGGAGCAAAAAGATTTCGTGTGCACTGCCACGGTGACATGGAAGAGGCAATGCTTGATGATGTTCTGATTGAAGACTGCGCTAGTGTGCAGTTTGGTCAAGCATTTATTGACAAATTACCGCAGAAACAATTGGAGAAAAACACATGAGTGAACAAGAACGCAGTGAATTATGTTCTAACTATGGTGGCTTTTGCAAAAAAGAATGGGTAGGACTGACTGAAGAAGATTTAAAACTACTATCTGCTGAATGGCGAATTGTTTATGGAGCGTGGACGCATGACTTTGCCAGAGAAATTGAAGCCAAACTCAAGGAGAAGAACACATGACTAAAGAAGCATTACAAATTGCATTAAATGCGTTGACTGATTTTGACTACGACAAACGCATCAAGGCTATTGAATCTATCAAAGAAGCATTAAAAACAAAAAACGAATATGAGCGTGGCTTTATTGATGGTATGCAAAAGCAAATGCAATCAAGTGTAGACAAGGCGGTCAACGCAATGGGCAACACACGCCCTTGGTACACCATTGATGAACTAAATGCGTGGGCTGACAAGTACCAAAATGAGCAGTGGCATAAAGCCGCAATCAGGCTTGGCGAGAAGTTGGCATCTGTTGGGCCTGTTGGCTATTACGAAATGGACGCAAAAGAATGGCTTGATTGGGCTATGTCAACCGTAAAAACTCGCACATGGGTAGGACTCACAGATGAGGAAATTGAAACCATTTATGCAGAGTGCAATGTATGGGACAAATTTGAATACGAGCGAATGCTTGAAGCCAAACTAAAGGAGCGCAACACATGAATTGGTTACCAGAACACAAGTGCGGTTTATATCTAACCCACAATGAGCATCGAGATGTTTATGAAACAGTCGAGGAGTGTTATAACCCTGACTATTTTGTATCCAAAGAGGAGTGGGAAAAAGCTATTGCTGAGGATAATGTTTGGGTGTTGCAGTGGTATCCACACACACCTATTGGGTTTAATATTATTGCCGCATCATCACTAGAAGTTATTCAAGCCAAGTTGAAGGAACGCAACACATGACTGAAGAAGATGAAGAGTTTGAGCGCATTGCAAAAGCTAATCAACACAGGGCATTTCTAAATGCATCGAACAAAGAACCAAGATGGAAAGATCATACAACAAAATGCCCAAACTGCGCTAAGATGGAAGAAGACATTGCCGTGTTGATGAAACGCCTTGAACGGGCACTATCGGAAAAAAATGAATTGTCCTAAATGTGGTGCATGGAGTATTGTAAAGTACACTAAGACACCAGTACGCAGAAGAGAGTGCGCCAATGAACATAGATTCACTACACAAGAAATCTGCATTGACGATAAGATGCACCAACAAAAAGTAGAGCGCATGAATAAAAATAGAAAGAACAAGAATGGATGAGAATGATGAACACATGAGAGATTTAATGGCGATGTTTGCAATGTGTGGGCTAATCTCCCATGAAGGGCAACGTCCTAATACTGTGCAAACCGCTTATGACCTAGCAGATGCAATGATGGATTATCGTAAGAACTTGGATGATGGCATTGCATCTATAACATCGAAAAGAAAATATGAGCGAAGAGCAAAAGATTAAGTACACGTGGTCGTATTCGAGCCTTGACTTGTACAAGCAGTGCCCGCACAAGTATTACCGCTTGCGTGTAAAGAAAGATGTGGTTGACCCTGAAAGCGATCAGAAGAACTATGGAACTGAGTTTCATACGGCGGCTGAAGAGTTCATCAGGGATGGCAAGCCGTTGCCACAACGCTTTGAATTTACACGTGAGCTTCTTGAGCTACTCCGTAAGAGGACAGGACAACATCTTTGTGAGAATAAGCTAGGATTGACTCGTAGCCTGGAGCCATGTAGTTTCTTCTCAAAAGATGTTTGGTGGCGTGGTATCGTGGACTTGATTACCTTGCAAGATGATCGTGCTTTTGTGGTGGACTACAAGACTGGGCGTACAAGCAAGTATGCGGACACAAAGCAGTTGGAGATCATGTCCCTTGCCGTGTTCAAGCATTACCCACAGGTCAAGAAGATCAAGGCGGGGTTGCTGTTCGTCATTGCAAATGACTTTGTCAAAGCGGATTACGATGTAAAAGATTCGGGTATTTATTGGCAGAACTGGATTACGGATACAAACAGGTTAGAAAAATCAATAGAACTTGATGTATGGAATCCAAGACCTAACTTTACGTGCAAAGGTTGGTGTCCAGTTAAAGATTGTGCACATAACGGCAAGGGGTACTACAAATGATTGATGTAAAACTGAGTGACTCAGGCATTGAAGGTGCAGGTATATTCCACGACTTGCGATACACCAATGACCGAAATAATGGTAATCAAAACCAAATAACATTTGGTATAAAAAATGAATCAGGTAATGAGATACAAGCTGAAATTACATTAAGTGTATTCGACAATAGAACAAAGAAGTATAGACATGATGTGCACAAACTAGAGAGTCTTTATGGAATAAAACTGACCATCAGAGGTGCTATTGAGCATAACGACTTTTTGAATATGTTGCAATTGATCTTGGAAGCTGAGAAAATGGTAGATATCATTAAACCTTAACGAGGTAATCATGGGAACAACTAAAAAGACAGGCCGTAAATATGCTGAGGCAGCTCAATACGAAGACACACCGGAACAAGTTAAACATCGTGAAGAACGCAACAAATTGCGGTATAAGTTTTTGAAAGAAGGCAAAGTCAAAAAGGGTGACAAAAAAGATGTTGCTCATAAACTTGCATTGGACAAAGGTGGTAGCAACAAGCAAGGTGCATTTGTGCAAAGCGAGTTTGGCAATCGTTCGTTCAAGCGGGACTCAAAGGGCAACTTAGTGTCGGAGATAAGCGTTAAAGAACGCAAGATGAAAAGAAAATAAAGTGCAAATTATTGACAACAAAGCGTTATTAATTAAAGTACGTGACCCTAACCGCATAACTGCGGTGATACCAAAATCAAAAGTGGTTGGGCAAAACGAAGTGCTAGTGAAGTGGGGGTTGGAAGAGGCGCAAGTATTAAAAAACATGCGTATCAAGAATGTTCCATCGCCTATTGAAATGGACTACCAATGGACAGGGATATATAAACCCTTTGACCATCAGAAGACCACAGCATCTTTCCTCACGTTACATCGCCGTGCATTTTGTTTTAACGAACAAGGCACAGGTAAAACATCGTCTGTGATATGGGCGGTGGACTACTTGATGAACAAGGGTGTCATCAAGAAAGTTCTTGTGTTGTGCCCACTATCCATCATGCAGTCTGCATGGGAGGCTGACCTCTTTAAGTTTGCAATGCATCGCACATGTGCTATCGCTCACAGTTACTCAAAAGAAAAACGCATTGAGGCAGTGCGCAGTCAAGCTGAGTTTGTGATATGCAACTATGATGGGTTAGAGATTATCAAAGACGAAGTCATAAGCCAACAGTTTGATCTCATTGTCATTGATGAGGCTAACGCTTATAAGAATGTAAGCACAAAAAGATTTAAAGTTCTTAACTCAATCATCAAGCCCGATACATGGGTATGGATGTTGACAGGAACTCCTGCATCTCAGTCGCCTACTGATGCGTATGGGTTGGCAAAAATTATTAACCCATCAGGTGTGCCTAAATTCTATGGTGCGTTTAGGGACATGGTCATGATGAAGATAACCACGTTCAAGTGGATACCCAAGCCTACATCAGAAAAAATACTTCATGATGTGCTACAACCTGCAATACGTTTTACAAAGGAGGAGTGCTTGGATTTACCAGAAATGACGTACGTGACTAGGCATGTACCTTTGACTACACAGCAGATGAAGTACTACGAAGCCATACGCAAACAAATGACCACAGTTGCGGCGGGTGAGGAGATAACCACAGTAAATGCGGCGGCTAATCTAAACAAGTTATTGCAACTATCATGCGGGGCAGTATATAGCGATAGCGGTGAAACAGTTGCATTTGACGCAAAGAATCGCATGAGTGCGTTACTCGAAGTCATCGAAGAAGCAAGTCACAAAGTAATTATCTTTGCACCATTTAAACATGCTATCGACATCATCGCAGAAGAACTAACCAAAAATCAAATCCCTAACGAAACAATTCATGGAGGTGTATCGGCAACTAAACGCACAGAAATATTTTCAAAATTCCAAACAGAAAAAAATCCACAGGTGCTTGTCATTCAACCACAGGCCGCTGCGCATGGAGTTACACTTCACGCCGCTAATGTTGTTGTATGGTGGGGGCCAATCACATCAATAGAGACTTATCTACAAGCTAATGCACGTGTGCATAGGGCTGGGCAACGTAACCCATGTACTGTCGTTCACCTAGAGGGAAGTCCCGTTGAGAAAAAAGTTTACAAAATGTTATCAGAAAAAGTAGACATTCATACTAGGCTGATAGATTTATATAAAAATATTTTAGGAGACACTTGACAAAGTAAAGTAATGCCTATATATTTGAGATACAAACAAAAAGGAGTGCACCATGACTGAAGTAACTGAAGAAGCAACAGCAGAGAGATTAGCAAAAATCTATACTAAAATTAGAGACAAACGCAAGGAGCTTGAAAAAGAAGTTAGCGAGCTAAAAGAAAAACAAGATGTCATAGCCAAGGAACTACTTGAGTTATGCAAAGAGCAAGGCGTTACCACAATGCGCACTGCTTACGGCACTATATCTAAAAGGGTAACCAAGAACTACTGGACTAGTGATTGGGAATCTTTCTTCAAATTCATTAAAGAGAACGATGCCTTTTCGTTGATGCAACAACGTATCAATAACTCGAACATGGCACAATTTCTTTCTGAAAACCCCGATGTGCTTCCGCCGGGTCTAAATGCGGACACAACACAAACCATCGTAATTATCAAACGCTAGGAGTTATAAATGAGCAACGACATCATGTTAGATTTGGGACTACCAAACTATTTAAAAGAGATTGAGTTAGACGAGACCACTAAAGCCCTAATGGGTGGCACAAGTGGTATGGGTATGAAGCGCATCTCCATCAAAGGTGGTGTGTGGAGACTCATGGCAAATGGCAAAGAGATTTCAAAGAATGAAGATCGTTCAATGAATGTTGTCATCGTTGCCGCCGCACCAAAAGTATCGAGAACTTTTTACTTGAAGAGTTACTCAGAAGGTAGCGAGCCTGCCGCACCTGATTGTTGGTCTGCTGATGGTGAAGTGCCTGATGCAAAGTCTTCTATTCCACAAGCCAAGCGTTGCATAGACTGCGATCAAAACGTCAAAGGTTCAGGTCAAGGTGATAGCCGTGCTTGCAGATTCAGTCAACGTATTGCAGTTGTGTTGGCTAATGATATCAAGGGCGATGTCATGCAACTCACATTACCATCTAAATCTATCTTCGGAGCGGGGGAGCCTGGGAAGTGGCCTCTACAAACATATGCAAAGATGTTAGGCAGTAAAGGTATACCAGTCACGGCCGTAGCAACTGAGATGCGTTTTGATACTAATAGCGCAACGCCTGTCATTACATTCAAACCTGTTCGTGTGCTTGAGACTCATGAGCATCAAGTTGTGATTGAGCAAGGCAAAACATTGGAAGCTAAGAACGCTATTACAATGACTGTTGCTGAGGCTGATGGTATTAAATTGCCTAAATTGGAAGCCCCTGTGGAAGCACCCAAGGCTAAAGAACCAAAGGCTGAAGCTAAAGTGGAAGACGTTGAGCCAGTCAAACGCTCTGCTAAGAAGGAAGAAGAGCCAGCACCCAAGAAAGACTTGTCAAAGATTCTTGAAGAGTGGGATGACTAATCATGCCTAAAGGGTACTCACTTCTGACAGTGCAGGAAGTTAAGGAAGCCAATCAAAATTTGCTTGGTGTAAAACTGGGTAAAATTTGCATTGAACGAGACATCCCAGTCACAGACGTTGCAGAGTTCTTTGGAGTGAGCCGTGTAACTATCTACTCATGGTTTCGTGGGCAGGTAGTTGTATCGGGTAAACACGCAGAGAAAATGCAGAAGCTAATCACAAAATTAGCGTAACGGTTTGAGGGGGCTAGGCTAGCTACCGAAAAGGGTGCTCCGTCTCATCCCTGCCCAACTCATTTAAAAGACGAACCAAGGACGGATATGATTTCGAGAAACGAGTTTCTCAGGCTTGTGCTCCCCCCATTACAAGCTGATGAGTATTACTGCGCTTTCGGGATCGCAACAGTTAATGAAAAAGATATAGTTGATCAGAAGTTTGTAGATAGTATTGAAGAACTAAGTTATAAAGCAAACTACTTTGTTGAGTATAACTTTAATGCTTTCTTTGCTTTAGCTAAATATGGTGACCCGAAGAATGGGCGTACCACAAACAACGCAATATCTCTAAAGTCGTTTTTCATTGATCTTGATTGCGGGCCTGGAAAGCCTTATGCAGATTTGAGTGAAGGGCTTGTTGCCCTAAAAGATTTTTGTAAGAAAACAAAACTGCCTCGCCCAACTATTGTGAAGTCAGGGCTTGGTGCACACATATACTGGGTGCTTGATGAAGCAATGCCGAGGAAGCAATGGAAGCTCCATGCTGAGAGGCTGAAAGAGTTATGTGTAGAACACAAGTTTGATGTTGACCCCGCAGTCACAGGGGAAGCGGCACGGGTTCTTAGAGTGCCTGAGACTTACCA